GTATTAGTACTCCTGGCCCTATTGATAAACGTCCCGGAAGTCCACGCGGTGCCATAGGTAAAGAAGACTATAAAATTCCTAATGCGTTTGTTGGACGTTTAGGCGGTAGTACATTTGTCATGGACGATGGCGATGATAAATTTTTGCGTAAGACTAAAGCAAGCGACGGTCCTCCAGAATATGCTAACGTAATACAAGGAGAAACAGGCGGGGATCCTACCATACCTCACAATGAACTAGTTCGTATACGTACTCGTACTGGACATCAGATTTTATTACACAATAGTGAAGATTTGATTTATATAGGCAATGCTCGTGGAACTACTTGGATAGAATTAACTAGTAACGGTAAAATTGATATCTATGCCGCTGATAGTATTAGCATGCATACTAAAGGTGATTTTAATGTAACCGCAGATAAAAATATAAATTTAACCAGCAAAGGCGGCGATGTTAATATTAAATCCAGCGGAAAAACTAATATTAATCCAGGCGGCGATTGTAATATTAATGCTGGAAATACTAATATAGATGGCGGAAATATTAATTTGAATTCAGGTAAAGCAGGATCTGCTATAGCCGCTCCAAGAGTACCAGACGCTGAGCCATGGGCAGATCATGAAAATTTACACGGAGCCGCATTAAAATATACAACATCAACAGATCCTTTTAACAAGGTTCAAGGATCAGAGGAGCAGAAACAATGACAACAGATTTATACGACAAGATAGTATTACCAGCAAGACCAAATCCTATAATCTCTGGATCTCAAATGTACAAGGGATTTAGTACAGTTAATCCTAATACACAGAATTTTATCTTGTACGATTTTGAACTAATCAAACAGGATTTATTAAATCACTTTAATATAAGACAGGGCGAACGCTTGATGTATCCTGACTACGGATGTATCATTTGGCACTTGTTATTTGAACCATTGACTGAGCAAGTTAAGGATCTTATTACACAAAACGTCAATACAATAATAAATTCTGATCCACGAGTATCGGCTGGAAACGTGCTTATAACACCCTATGACACTGGTATTCAGTTAGAATGTACACTGACATTTTTGCCCTACAATATTAGTCAGAACTTAAAACTACAGTTTGACCAAGCTAATGGCTTAATCAGCCAATAAACTACGCACATATTTTTATCTAATAAATATACTTATTAGGACACAATATGAGCTCAACGGATCGTCAAAATAACCTGTTAGTTAACCAAGACTGGCAGAAAATTTATCAATCATTTAAGAACGCCGACTTCCAAAGCTATGACTTTGAGAACTTACGTCGAGTGATGATCGACTATATCCGTACTAATTTTCCTGAAGATTTTAACGACTACACAGAGTCTAGCGAATACCTTGCCCTAATTGATCTTATTGCGTTCGTGGGCCAAAGCATAGCTTTCCGCGTTGACTTAAATGCCCGTGAAAACTTTTTAGAACTAGCAGAACGTAGAGATAGTATTCTTCGTTTAAGCCGTATGATTGGCTATAACGCTAGCAGAAATGTGCCAGCCAAGGGCTTGCTAAAGTTTACTACAGTACAAACATCAGAAAATGTTTTAGATAGCAACGGCATTAATCTTGCCGGTCAAGTTATTACTTGGAATGACCCAAGCAACAGCAACTGGTATGATCAGTTTATCAAAATCATTAATGCTTCATTACCTGTAACACAACAATTTGGTAATCCAATTGACCAAGCCAAGATCTATGATATTGCCACAAGCCAATATAGATTCAATGCTAGAAACACAGATATTCCTGTTTATAGTTTTACAAAATCAGTAGCTGGCCGAACAATGAATTTTGAAATTACCAGTACTACGTTTGCCGGTAAGACTGTCATTTATGAAGAAGCTCCTAAGATTGGTAATCTCATGGCCTTTATATATAAAGACGATGGCTTTGGAGCTGGTAGTAGTAACACAGGTTTCTTTTTAAATTTTACACAAGGTAATTTAAATCAGGGAACATTTAGTGTAACACAGCCAAGTAGTAATCAAACTATTGATATCAATACACAAAATATCAATAATACTGATGTATGGTTATACAGTTTAAATCAAAGTACAGGCCTTGAAGATACCTTATGGACTCAAGTTCCAGCATTGACTGGCAACAATATTATCTATAACAGCCTAAGTAAAAGTATAAAAACAATTTATAGTGTAATCACTAGAGCTAATGATGCCATTAGTTTAAGTTTTGCCGATGGAACATTTGGAAATTTACCGTTAGGTAATTTCAGAAGTTACTATAGAATATCTAACGGTCTTACATACGCAATTAATCCAAGCGATATTTTAAATGTAAGTATTAATGTACCTTATACAAACAGCCAAGGTCAATCTGAAACATTGACAATTACACTGAGCTTGCCAAATACTATTAGCAATGCCGCGGCTACTGAAACAAATGCTACTATTAAACAAAATGCTCCGCAAACATACTATACACAAAATCGTATGGTCACAGGTGAAGACTATAATATTAGTCCATTAAGTGTTACACAAAAAGTTGCCAAGGTTAAAAGTATTAATAGAACAAGTAGCGGTATTAGCCGTTACTTTGATCTGACAGATCCAACTGGAAAATATTCAAGTACTAACTTGTTTGCCGATGACGGTATTCTTTATCAGGATATCTACACTGGCAGTATTAATTTTAGTTACATGACAAAAACAGAAGTAGAAGGAATTATCTACAATACTATATTTCCAATATTAGATGATCCAAATTTAAGAAACTTTTACTACGCAAACTACATCAATTATATTTCAGAAAGCCTAGCAATCCAATGGGTTAATGTTACAACTGATAGTAACAGTAGTACAGGTTATATTGGCGATTCAACTCTAGCGCCTAAAAAATTAGCTAGTTATACAAGTACCGATTTAAAATATTTTACAACAGGTGCCTTGGTTAAATTTACTGCTCCTACCGGCAAATACTTTGACACACTAAATCAAAATGCTATTGGAACTATTCCTGCTACTGGAATTTTACCTAAAGGTGCTGTACTCTATATATGGGCACAGGTAGCTGGTATAGTCGGCGATGGTCTTGGAGACAACGATGATAACACAGGTACAACTACAGTCAACGGTGGCAAACTAGGAGTAGTTACACTAAATCAAATTATTCCAAGTAAAGCAGTTGTTAGTCAAATTGTTCCACAATTTAATGTAACTATTAGTTCAAGTGTAGTTACTACAATGATAGATTTGATCTTTAATAACAAGCCATTTGGTCTAAGATATGATGCTGGAATACAAAGCTGGCAAATTATTTTTGAAACTAATTTAAACACTACTAGCGCATTTAGTCTTGGATATCAAGGCGACACTACAAATACACAACAAGATTCTAGCTGGCTGTTATTGTTTACAACAAACAATCAATTTTATACAGTAAATTCAAGACTGCTACGTTACATATTTGAAAGCTCTAAACAAGTTAGTTTTTACTTTGACAGCAATCTTAAAGTTTATGATGTTGTTTCAAGCACAACAATTTTAGACAGTTTAAAAATATTAAGTATTAACACCGTGCCTGACAATATTATTCCTTTCACCACAGATTTAAACTGGCAAATAACAAGTTCATATACTGGGCAAGACGGGTATATTGATCCTAGTAAAATAGTTGTGGTTTTTGCTGATAGTATGAATAATGGAATAGTGGATAATCCTCAATTATTCTTAGATATTGTTGCCCCGTCTGTAAATCCATTGACCAAATATATCGTACAACAAAAATATTTAATTAGTCAAGGACAAGAAGATTATCAATATGTAAGCAATGCCACTGGCCTTGTAAAAATATTTTCAACACAATCTGCCATTGGTAGTTTAACACAATATACCGATGGACAATATTTTTATTTTGTAGATAAAAATGTTGTTAAAAAATATGATGCCGCAACTAGCACACTAAATGCTAGTCTTGATTATAAAGTTTATGTGGGTCGAGACAATTTAAAATTTCAATATATTCACAATGCTGATTATAATAGTCGTATAGATCCAGGTTCAAGTAACATTATGGATGTATATGTGTTAACTACAGAATACGATTTACAATTTAGACAATGGCTAAGTGGCGCAAATGTGTCAGAGCCGTTGCCTCCAAGTACTAGCGAATTAAACAGTTTACTAGCACCAGAATTAAATCTAATCAAATCTATCTCAGATGAAATTATCTATCATCCTGTGAGCTATTTGTTATTGTTTGGCCCACAAGCCGATTTAAATTTACAAGCGACATTTAATGTAGTAAAAAATCCTTCTAGTACTGCTAGCGATAACGATATTATTTCACGAATTATTGCGTCTTTCAATACATTCTTTTCTTTGGATAATTGGAACTTTGGAGATACTTTTTACTTTACAGAATTATCGACTTATGTAATGAACCAGTTAAGTCCAGATATTACTAACTTTGTTATCGTTCCTAAACAAGGCAACTTATACTTTGGAGCATTGTTTGAAATTCACTGCCCAAGTAATCAAATATTAATCAGTTGCGCCACAGGAGCAGACATTAATATTGTCGCTGGATTAACCAGCGACAATAGTAGAACTGTTACTGGTAACGGTCTAACTTCTGCTGTCACAACACAAAATATAACTAGCGCAACCTTTGGAGTAACTAATGGCTAATAAAAACAATCCATTAGGAAATAATAATTTAACTGTAAACTTTTTACCAAAATTTTATCAGTCGGATTCTAATAAAAAATTCTTACAAGCTACTTTAGATCAACTGTATCAGCCTGGTAGTATTAAAAAGATTAATGGTTATGTTGGTAGAGAAAACGCCAAAAGTGCCAACGGCTCTGATGTTTACCTTGAAGCCGCCGATCAAACACGACAAAATTATCAACTTGAACCTGCTATTACAATTACTGATAAGCTAGGCAATCAGACATTTTTTAAAGATTATCAAGACTACATCAATCAAATTAATACCTTTGGTGGTAATACCAGCAATCATGCTCGATTAAACAAACAAGAATTTTATTCATGGGATCCGCATATTGACTGGGATAAATTTGTTAACTTTCAAAATTATTACTGGTTACCATACGGTCCTGATACAATTAGAATTCAAGGACAGCAAAAAGCTATTACTAGCACATATACTGTTACTATTGAAAAAGAATTAAGCAATAATGAATATGTGTTTACACCTAACGGATTTACACGTAACCCAGTTATAAAACTTTATCGCGGCCAAACATATACATTTGAAATCGATAGTCCTGGAAATCCTTTTAGTATTAAAACCGCTCGTTCAGCCGGCACTAGTGATCGTTATATTGTAGACACTATAGACAACTATGCTGTAGAACAAGGATCTGTAACCTTTACAGTTCCATTAGATTCTCCTACATTATTGTACTATCAAAGCGAATCAGATTTAAACTTAGGTGGTGTATTTCAAGTTCTAAGCATTAAAGAAGACACTTATATAGATGTTGAAGCAGAAATACTAGGAAAGAAACATTACAAACTTGCCAATGGCACACAGTTAAGCAATGGCATGAAGCTGGCCTTTGATGGCAATGTAACACCTGCTGAATACGGTACTGGTGAATTTTATGTTGAAGGTGTCGGCGTTGCTATTAAACTTATTTCAACAAAGATTTTAGAAATTATTAACGTATATACAGAAGAAAAAACTGTACCATTTGATAGCGACCCATTTGATAAAAACCCATTTAGTGATGCTACTGGCTTTGCTGGTAGTTCAGATTATATTGTAGTTAACAGAGGCGGTTATGATCATAATAATTGGAGTCGTTACAACAGATGGTTCCATAAAGATACTATTGCGGCCAGTGCCAGCTATAACGGCAATCCTGTTGATATTGATCAAACAGCAAGAGCTATTAGACCTATTATTGAATTTGAAGCTAATTTAAAATTAGCCAATTTTGGAACAACTGCTTTACCGGACATTGATATAATCGACGATTATACTACAGATGCTATGACTGCCATCGAAGGAGCATTTCATTATAATGTAGATGGCGTTGATCTTGCTGTTGGGCAACGAATTATCTTTACTGCTGATAAAGATAGACTGGTTAAAAATAAAGTTTTTCAAGTAACCTTTATTGATGTACTACATCTTAACAAAGGTAGTAGACAAATACATTTGGCTGAAGTTTCAGACCCAGTGTATAATCAAGTAGTATTGGTCAAATCTGGAGTAAAATATCAAGGTAAAAGTTTTTGGTATGATGGATCTAATTGGATCTTAGGTCAGCAAAAAACAAAAATTAATCAACCACCGTTGTTTGATATAGTGGATTCAAATGGTATAAGTTATAGCGACACTACCACATATAATGGATCTACATTTACAGGAACTACGCTATTTTCTTATAAAGTTGGAAGCGGAGTTTCTGACACTGCTTTAGGATTTCCACTAAGTTACATGAACATCAGTAACATTGGAGACATATTATTTAATTTTACATTAGAAACAGATAGTTTTCAATACAAAGAAGGTACAGTATTAAAAACACAAAATATCAATGTAGGATATCTTGTAAGCCAATCATTTGCTGGTAAATTAATTTATAAAAACGGCTGGCAACAATGTAAATCTTCTACTGTACAAGCAGCCGTAAAAATTTATAAAAATTCTGGTTTAACAAATTATTTTGACATAGATATTTTTGATGATATTACTAAACTTGATGATCTAGTAGTTAGAGTTTATGTAAATGGAATCAGGTTAGATCCTACATTGTGGTCATTGTTTGATCAACCTTACTACAAACAAGTACAGTTAAGAACAGACATCGCACTAACAGATGTGTTAACCATTAGAGCTTTTGCGGCGCAACCTATTAACAGCAATGGATATTATGAAATTCCTGTTAATTTACAAAATAACCCATTGAATAATGCCATGGGAGATTTTACTCTAGGTGAAGTTACAGATCATTTAAATTCAATAGTTGATAATCTAGGGACAACATTTGTAGGTACATTCCCAGGCGCTGGTAATTTAAGAGACTTGGGTAATATTACTCAGTATGGCACTAAGTTTGTACAACACAGCGGCCCTATGAGTTTGGCAGTTTATCATACTACAAACGAATCTAACAATGTAATTCGTAGTATTGAGCAAGCTCGTGACGACTACGGTAGTTTTAAACGTAATTTTATTAAAATGGCTAATAGTTTAGGAGTAGATGGCGATCCTATTACTATTGTTAATTTAATACTGACAAAATTAAACAAAGATAAACCGAATACAAGTCCTTATTATTTTAGCGACATGGTACCGTATGGTGCTAGTATAGTAACTCAACTTAATGTTGTTGACCATAGAATTAAACAGTATCCATTGACCACAGTATTCACATTGGATACATTATCTAATAAAGCTGTGGGTGTTTATCATAATGGTACACAGATGGTCTACGGTCAAGACTATACATTTACCAATACAGGATTTGTTGTCGTTGCTGATTCATTCCCATTAGTAACCGGTGATATAATTACCACTTATGAATATGATAGTACAGACGGAAGTTTTGTACCGGCAACACCTAGTAAATTAGGAATTTGGCCAGCGTACACTCCAAAAATTTATACAGATACTACTCTAGTTACACCTCAAGTAATGATACAAGGACACGACGGTAGTCAAATTCTTGCTTACGGTGATCATAGAGACGATTTAATTTTAGAATTAGAAAAACGTATCTTTAATAATATTAAAGTTCAATACGATACTACTATTTTTGATATAGCAGATATTGTTCCTAGTTACAATAGAACCAATGACTATAGCTTATCAGAATTTAATCAAGTATTAGCACCTAGTTTTTATAAATGGACAAAGCTAGCCGGTAGAGATTTTACTAAACCTCTTAGTTACGATATAACAAATTCGTTTACCTACAACTATACTAACAGTGTTGGCCCAGACGGCAATCCAGTTCCAGGATACTGGAGAGGAATTTATCGTTATCTATTAGACACTGACCGCCCTAACTTGTGCCCTTGGGAAATGTTAGGATTTAGTGTTGAACCTAGTTGGTGGGCAGGCTTATATGGAACTGGTCCTTACACCGGAGATAACTTGCCTATGTGGCAAGATATTAGTGATGGAATTGTTCGTGAACCAGGAGTACCTCCTGTAAAATTAAGCAAGTATGCTAAACCATTTTTAATGAATCACATACCTGTAGACAGCGACGGTTTACTATTAAGCCCTATACAATGTGGTCTTGCTACGGGTCCTATTACTCCTACAGTAGATAGCGCATTTGTGTTTGGTGATGTAAGTCCAGTTGAAGCCGCATGGCGCCGTAGTAGTCACTATCCGTTTAGTGTACTATTAACTTCTATATTATTAACACCAGCTAAAACATTTGGATTGTGTTTAGATAGATCTAACATTGTAAGAAATTTAGCCGGACAGATCTATCTAAACA